ATCAGAGACGCATCTGGTAACTTTGCTGCTGGAACAATTACTGCTGCCTTAACTGGTAACGTAACTGGAACAGTTTCAAGTATTGCAAACCATGATACTGATGCATTATCTGAAGGATCAACTAATCTTTACTTTACTAATGAGCGTGTTGACGATAGAGTTAATGCTCTTATCGTTGCTGGTACAGGTATCACTAGGGTTTATGATGATGCTGCCAACACATATACATTGACTGTAACTCAAGCAGACATTGATACTGACAATGTAACTGAAGGATCTTCAAATCTCTTTACTACTGCTGCTAGAACCAGAACTCATTTCACATATGGTAATGGTATTGCACTTGCAGGATCTGGTGAACTATCTGTAACACAGTCTCAAATTAATACTGATAACGTAACTGAAGGATCAACAAATCTCTTTACTACTGCTGCAAGAACAAGAACTCACTTTACATATGGAACTGGTATCACACATAGTTCTGGAACTTTATCAGTAACACAGTCAGATATTAATACTGATAATATTACTGAAGGTAGCACTAATGTATTCTTTACAAATGCTCGTGCTGATGCTAGAGCAGACTTGAAAGTTGCTGCTGCAACTGGTGCAAACCTTAATCTTGGATCTAAGTCTACTTCTGATCTTTCTGAAGGAACTAATCAATATTATACAGAAGCAAGAGTTCAAGCAAAACTTGACAATGCTTTCTCACAACTTAAAGCAATGTTAAATAATCTTGCTACTACAACTACGTTAACTCTTAACTTGTCAGGTGATCCTACACCTGGTGCTGTTGTAGCAACGACTGTTTCTAACGGTGGTGGAGGAGGATTCTCTGGTGCTACTGCTGTTGCAACCTCTGGTGGAACTGGATCTGGATTGACTGTTAACACAACAGTTGATGGTAATGGAAATATTACTGCTGCTGCGGTCAACGCAGGTGGTTCTGATTATCTAATCTCAGATACAGTTACAATTACAAACGCAAATGCAGGTAAAGCACTAACACTTAACTTAGCATCTATTGTTGGTGGAACTGGGTATGTTAGTGGAACTGGAATTGCAGTTACTGGAGGAGATGGATCTGGAATGACTGCTGATATTACAGCATCTTCTGGTGTTCTTACAAACATTGTTATCAATGCTGGTGGAACTGGATTCACTGCGGGTAATACTATAACTATTGTGAACGCAAACGCAACTAACGTTAAGACTTTAGGATCTATCGCGACTGCAGGTACTGGATACTCAGCATTGACAGGAGTTGCAACTTCTTCAAGTGGATCTGGAACTGGTGCAACCGTTGACCTTACTGTTGATGGAAGTGGTGCAGTTACAGCTGTTGCTCTTAACGCTGCAGGATCTGGATATGCTGCTGATGAAGTTCTAACTATCACAAATGCAAACGCATCTGGTGTTAAAACTTTTGGTGCTATCAGTGCTGCTGGTACTGGATATACTGAGGGAACTACAACTGGAGTTGCTACATCCTCTAGTGGATCTGGAACTGGATTAACAGTTGATGTTACTGCTAACGCATCTGGTAATGTAACTGGAGTCACTATTAATAATGATGGATCTGGATATGCAGCATCCGAAGTTATCACTATCTCAGGTGGTGGTGGAGATGCAACAATTCCAGTTTCTGAAATTCATGGAAACGGTGCTTCCATACCTGTTTCTGCGATTCATGGTAATGGTGCAACAGTTGATATTGCTACCGTTGCAACTAATGCAACTCTTGCTCTAAGTGACATTACCACCATGGAGGTGGGAGCGACCCTCACAGGAGCAACCAGTGGCACTACAGGGGTCATTACTGCTCTAGGCACTAATGCTATCACTGTTGATAATGTTGATGGATTCTTCAAGTCTGGAGAAGTCGTCGCTGCTAATGATGTTTCTGCCTTGACTATCACTTCATTCAGTTAATAAAAAATGTCTGCAACTAAACCAGCTTCTAAAACAGAACTAAAAGACTATGCCCTTCGTAGATTAGGATATCCTACGATAGACATTAACGTTGCTACAGAACAATTAGATGATCTAATTGAAGAAGCAATCGATTACTACCAAGAATACCATTACAATGGTAGTTACAAAACCTTTATGAGAATTGAGGTTACTGAGGCAATTAAAACTGCTGCACAAGAATTTTCTCAAGAGGGTTCTACTGCATGGTATGAAATGGATAATTATGTTTCATTACCACCAGGCACTTTAGGTGTTAATCATGTATATTCAATGATTGGTGCATCTAGTATAGTACCAGGAAATATATTTAATATTAAGTATCAGATATTTTTGAATGACATCTATGCAATGACGCATGGACATATTCTACATTACTTTATGACTTCACAATATCTTGAGACATTAGATTGGGTTACTAATTCTCAAATGAATCGTAGAGTAAGATTTAATGAACATCAAGGTAGATTATATCTTGATATGGATTGGGGAGATTTAAAAGCTGGTGATTTCTTATTAGTTGAAATGTCTTTCAGACAAGATCCAACTACATATACCAGTATGTTTAATGATAACTGGTTGAAAGATTATGTTGAAGCATTATTCATGCAACAGTGGGGAAGAAACCTAAGTAAATATGATGGCATTCAAATGTTAGGTGGTGTTACACTTAATGGTCGTCAAATTTTAGAAGATGCTTCTAAATTTAAAACAGATTTAGAGGAGACTCTTCGTTCAACTTATGAACTTCCACCTTTAGACTTAGTAGGTTAATTACTAATGGCAATCTCCAATACACCAGCACAAGATTACGTCCAAAGTGATTATTCTAATAGTGCGAGACTTAATATTAATGGGTCTCCACAAGAACAAAAGTTCATTGAAAATCTTATTGTAGAAACTATTGAAATTTATGGGCAAGATATTTACTATGTTCCGAGAACGATTGTCAACAGGGATACAGTCCTTGGAGAAGACGCGGATTCGCAATTTGACAGTGCAAAAGCAATTCGAGCATATGTCAATAATGTTGAAGGATGGGAAGGACAAGGTGAGTTACTTAGCAAATTTGGAGTACGTATCGAAGACAAGACAACTTTTATTTTCTCCCGTGAAAAATTTAAAGAAAAGGTTGACGACTCTACAGTTCTTAATGTCGAAGGACGACCCAACGAAGGGGACTTAATTTGGTTTCCTGTAACAAAACATCTATTTGAAATTAAATTTGTAGAAGCAGAAAAACCATTTTATCAATTAGGAAAAGGTTATGTTTGGGAATGTCAGTGTGAACTCTTTGAATACAGCGACGAGGATCTCGACACAGGAATCGCAGAGATTGATGCAATCGAAACTGCCTTTGCTAATGCTATTACAGTTAACTTTGCTACTGGAGGGTCTGGTGATTTCACAGTTGGTGAGATTGTTGCTGGAGGCACATCTAATGTAACTGCTGAAGTCAAGGCATGGGATTCTGGTACACGACAATTACAAGTCTTTAATAGAAGCGGTATCTTTACTATTCCTGAGACTGTCACAGGACAGACCTCAGGTGCTGCATGGACATCTGCATCTTACAATACACTAAATAATGTGAACACTGCGGACTCTATAGATCAGAACTATGACTTTGAGACGCTAGATAACGATATAATCGATTTTTCAGAATCAAACCCATTCGGGACATTTGGTTCATCTACTGATACTACAGTTTAATTATGTTAGGCACTTATACATACCACGAAATTTTTAGAAGATCTGTTGTTGCATTTGGAACTTTGTTCAACAACATCGAACTTCGTCGTAATGACGAGGTGATGAAAGTGCCTTTGGCATATGGTCCTAAAGCAAAATTCTTAGCAAGGTTAGATCAAGTCCCTGATCCTACTAACAAAAGAGTTCAACTTACGTTACCTAGGATCTCTTTTGAGATCAATGGTCTTGAATACGATTCAAGTAGAAAGGTTTCTCCAACACAAAAAATTAAAATAGCAAGCACTGCTGATAAAAACAAATCAATGTTTATGCCAGTGCCATACAATCTGTCATTTGAAATGGGTATCATTTCTAAAAATCAGGATGATGGATTACAAATTATTGAACAGATCTTACCATATTTTCAACCTCATTATAATTTGTCAGTTAAATTAGTTCCTACGATGAATGAAACTAGGGACGTTCCTATTGTTTTGACTAATGTAGAATACGAAGATATTTACGAAGGTGAATTTGCAGTAAGGAGAGCAATTACATATACTCTTCAGTTTACAATGAAGACATACTTATACGGTCCTGTCAGAGACGAGAAAGTTATCAAGAAGGTTATCACAGACATGTATACAAGTACAAATACTACATCTGCACCAAGAGAAGTTCGTTATACTATTCAACCAGATCCTCTTACTGCTGATGCTGATGATGATTTCGGATTTGGTATTGTAGATCAAGACTTCACAGATAACAAAAAACGTAATCCTGTTTCTGGAACGGATCAAAATATATGATAAGAATTTTTGTTATATTAACTTTGGTATGGGGAGTTCTAATAGGATTACCAAAATTTGCCAGTGCAAATCATTTACCAGTAATGTATGTTCAAGTGCCTCAGTGGGCAGACGATTGGGCAGTGTGTGCAGTAGATATACCTGATGCAAAATGTCATTGGTATGTCATGGCTCCAGACAATACATTTGGTGAAGGATTCGATTGGGAAGAAGCACCTTGGTTTGATGCTAATGGACTAAATGATATTGCACCCATGCAAGCAAAAACAGTTGTAGAGAGGTTACAAGAACGATGACAAATCCATTTGACGGGTTAGATGAAGAATTTGGTGTAGAGAAATCTGCATTACAAAAACATGTTGAAAAAGTAAAACCTGCAATTAAAAAATCTGATGATGAAGACGTTAAATCTGACTATGAGGTTTCTCGTGCTGCATTGCATAGTCTTGTGATGAAAGGTCAACAGGCAGTTGATGGTATTTTAGATGTTGCAGAAGCATCTGATCATCCTCGTGCATATGAAGTAGCAGGTCAACTTATTAAGAACGTTGCAGATACTGCTGACAAGTTAATTGATCTTCAGAAAAAAATGAAAGATCTTGATGCAGAAGATAAAAAGAATACACCATCTACAGTTAATAATACCATGTTTATTGGTAGCACTGCAGAGTTACAAAAGATGTTAAAGAAACAAAAAGAGATAAATAATACCGACACGAAATAACGAGACACGACATGTCAGTTCTAAATGTACTAAGCACTAATACAGTTGCAGCAGGTGCAACTGAATATCAAGTTATCCAAACAGGATATTACAGAGTTGGATCTACTGCAGGTGCAGCAACTGTATCACTTAATGGTGGTCCTGCAATCACACTTGTTCAGAATGAATTCATTCTTCTCAAAGGTGGAAAACCTGGTCAAGCAAAGATTGTAAAAGCAGTATCTGATTCTACTGGTGACTATATCCTAGGTCATCATATACAGGCAACAGGTGACGCACATCCATTCTCAACTGGTGATTTTATTGCAGTTGAAGATAACAGCACATCACCCGCTATTGATAGTAACTTCCTTTCTGCAGGAACTGCAGGTAAAAAGATTACTGCTGTTACAGGAAACACAATCGCTACTGATATCGATTCATCAGGTGCATCAGCAGATTATACTTTTGCTTTCTCAGGTCCTCAAGCGATCGTGAAAAGATGCATCAAGATCGTAGCTGCAACAAGTGCAGTGATCATTGAAGAAATTCAAGTCGTTGGTGGCTAATGCAAGAGGCGAAGAAATACTACGGAGGTAAGGACACCAAACCAAAAGGTTTTGGTGTTCCCGAACTTGGTCCTGTTAACCAAGAAGCAGAGAGAATTATCCGTGGTATGAAACGTCAAAGTGGATCTAGATTTAAAAAACTATATGGTAAGCGTGACAAAGATGTCATGACTTTAACCGCTAACAAACTGGCACTAAAAGACAATCTGAAAGTTATGTATTACAAAGATTTCATAGATTTAGTTGAAGGTAATCCTACTACTAGGATGCTGACAAAATCTAAAACCCAAACTACTGGGAATATTTCTGCTGATCGTGGTACAGATGAAAAGAAAAATAGAGAAAGTAGAAAATCACTTGAGAAAGATCTCAAGAAGAAAGGTATTGGATACAAAAAAGGAGTCGGAGAATATAAATATTCATCAGGTGAAGGCACAGGTCGTGAGGTCTCATACCAAACAAGTCCTGGCAAGGGAATGTCCAAGCGTCGTTTCGGCAAAGTCATGCGTCGTCTTGGTAGAAAGCATGGTCAAGAATCAGTAATCACTAAGAAAGGTGATAAACCTGCAAGATTACATGATACTGAAAATAAAAAACCTGATAAGTCTTTTACTTTAGGTAAATCAAAACCAGGTAAAAATCCATCTGGTATGGGAGAAACTTCTGGCACAAAAGTTAGAAGTGGAAAACTATCTAAGAAAACTAATAAACCTGCAATCCATTATGGAAAATAATCTTACTGAAATTGCAATGAAGACCGATAAAAAGGTTCCTCTTGGACGTAAGACTAATCCTTATGGAAAACGTGCTATACTAAAAATGGTCGGGTCATCAATTATGGATAGAGTAAAACAAAAAGCAAAAGCTTTAACAACAGTTCATTCAGAAGAGATGACTAAATCACAAATTAAAAAACGTGATGAGATCGCTGACTCCATGAGCACTAGAGAGTTCAATAAAAGATACGGTAAAGATCGTGGAAAGGATGTCAAGTACGCGACTGCTACTAAACTTGCTATGAAAAAAGAATCTAATGAAATTGTCGAGAAAAACAAAAGCGGTGATAGTTCTCTCCACGACTGGTTTTCTAAGAGTAAGTCTTCTGATGGGAAGCCTGGTTGGGTGCAACTCGGTGGTAAATATGCAGGAAAACCCTGTG